ATTTGTCCAGGTACGGTGGTATAATCAGTTTCCAAAGACATTATATTTATGTAATGCCGCTAAACTTTAAGCCCTAAGTGTACGACTGAAATGTGAAAAGTAAGCAATAAACATGTACCCCAACGATGGTAGAAATCATCATGACGGCATCGCCAATGAGCTTAGTACGATCTACATGATCAATAACAACCCAAAGCTCGCACCAATCCGTGAAAAGTTGGGCCACTTGGTTCACAAGGGGGGTACATCCATGAACCCCGACGCAATATGCGAAGAAACTGGTGTAAAGGTTTCCATGAAGAACAAAGAATCTGAAAGTGGTTCATTTGACTGGAAAAACATGTCGTTTACCGACAAAGATTTCAACGAGATTCACCAATCGATTATTAAGTTTTACAAGAAATTTCCAGAGGATGAACAGTGGGTACGGAATACATACAAAGAGCTGTTCCACATCATTTGTAAGACCATTGACCCCAATGTGATGCTCAATCGTGTTCTCGATGGGCACGATTCAGAATGGATACTGGTTAATTTCCGAAAAAAACGTGAGATGACCTTATTTCATAGGGATGAGCTACTCGAACTGTGGAAAAACCCAGGTAAATGTATCGTCAATAACAAGTACGCAAGTGGAAAGATTGAGGGAACACCCAATCTTCGCATACGTATTTGCTTAAATAATGGAATTAAAGCACTCCTTGGACGAGGGTCTACAATATGTGTAAAGATTCAACAAGATCAACCCCGTAAGCTTCTCAAGCAACTGACGAAATCTATTGTGTGCGTGTACTAATTATATCAGTATTATCATTTTTATCAATAAGAATACAAGACCGTTTTAAATTTTTCGCAGCTTTCCCAGTTGTCCCCGATCCACACATAGGATCAAGTACTATATCCCCTTCATCTGTAGAAATTGAAATGATTCGTTCGAGGAGTTTAATTGGCTTGGCTGTTGGATACGTTCGTAATTCAGAACCTTGACTGATTGAATGAATATCATCCCATAAATCCGTACATGGTTTTCCTTCAGTCTCATGAAGAAATATTTTCTTATACAATTTAGAATTTTTCGTTTTGGGTATGTGTATTCGATTTTCATCCCTAAGACGTTCGAGTTCCTCTTGTTTGATTCTCCACCCAGATGATGGTGTGTACACTTGATCATTGAATTGAAATGTATACATATACCCTTTCTTTGTATTTTCTGTGACGATATGTCCTAGAGCGTAATTACCCCTCTCATCCTTATTAGTAAATGATTTTTTCAGATACATCTCATCCCTAGATTGATACGTAAGATTGAACTTCGGATTTTTCAATCTATTACATCTGAATATGATATCAATTGTAGCTCCGAGTTTATGTTTCACATTATTTTTAGATCGACACTTTTTCCAAAAAATTGGTTGCACATACTTAAACTTTTCTCTAAGAATTTGTTCCGGTGTGAACATTTTTTCAGCTGATATATGAAAAAAAAGGGATCCATCCTTCTTCAGTTTTGGAATACATCGATCGATAACCTTTTCAATAAAATCTTTATAGTCATCACCTTTCCATGTATCTGAGAATCCTGTGGAGTTTTCATGAGACATCGTATAGTCACGACCACTATCAAATGGTGGATCGAGATAAATCATTGCGACTGATTCATCTTTCACGAGAGAGAGTTTTTCCAGACAATCTCCTATGATATACTCCATTACAATTTTTACGTGAGGAATCTTTAAACCTAAGTAAGTAGATTAAAAAGACGAAATCATGCTTCAATATGGAAGAGATTCGAAAAAATCACAATGAAACCAAGAGGCTATTGATACAATCTGTTGCACGAGAAGGACAACACATTCTCGATGTTGGTTGTGGTTTCGGTGGTGATCTTCAAAAATGGAACAAATGTGGCGTCAACATAAACATGTGTGACCCCGACCCATCTGCATTAGAAGAGGCTCGTTCACGTGCGAAAAGTATGAACATGCGAGTGAATTTTTATGAGGGAGACATTCATAAATGTCCACTTAGAACATACGATATCATTTGTTTCAACTTTTCTTTGCATTATATTTTTGCATCAAAGGGTCTTTTTATGAGTTCTCTCAGGGAAATTAAGAAACGTATGAAATCGGGTGGACGACTCATCGGTATCATCCCAGATTCAGAGAAGATTATTTTCAAGACACCTTTAGTTGATGATATGGGAAATTTCTTTAAAATGAAGGACCACGGAAATGGGGGGTTTGGTGAAAAATTGTGGGTACATTTATCAGACACACCGTATTACGCACAGGGACCTAAACCAGAACCCGTAGCATATAAAGATCACCTAGTAACACAACTAGAAGACTTTGGTTTTAGAATGGAGAAATGGGAAAATCTCACAGGAAACCCAATCTCAGAGTTGTATAGCAAATTTATCTTTGTCTATAACAGATGATACTATTCCTCGTTCTCATAAATATATGGATTCTCTATCAGACTCGAGAACCTCAACGATTACTCGAAGTCAAAGAGAAATATAATATCCTCAGAGAACATTTACGTGAGACAAATCATGAAAAGTTTCACAAATTAAAGCGATGTATTCCAATTACCGGTTTCACGTACATGCACAATACAGTTGGATTTAATACGAATAAAGGTGGTGAAATTGGTGTATGTCTCGATGGTACAGTTAACCAGATTTTTCATGTCCTGATACACGAACTGGCGCATTGTACAGTACGCGAGTATAATCACTCGAAAGAATTTTGGGATAATTATATAGAACTTCGAGACATTTGTGTACAATTAGGTATATATGAAAAAATACCAATTAGGACTACTTTTTGTGGTGAGCATGTCCAGGATAAATAATCTATATTTATATAAATGAAAACACCTTTGAGTGTACTATTCTTAACCGTGTTTTATTGGATTGTGTTATACGGTGCAACCATGGTAACTCAATTTTCAACAAATTACAACTTCAATCTCATATGGATGACCCTTGTATTACCAAACCTTTTACGATTAGTGGTTGGTAATATCCCACGACTTGCTGTAGATCGTGTATTTTTCCTTTCTACTACAGTTATCGCGTTACTCATTACTTACATATTCAACAGGTTCGTTAAATCTACAAAGGATGGTATCGAGGAACCTAGTTCGGACAAAAGCAAGAAACTTAAGTCGAGTTTCTTGCTCATGGGGGCATTCGCCGCTGGAGCGTTCATAACTTATGGTATTGGTATTGATACTTCTATTTACAGTAACATGGGGTGGGAAACTCAAGGCTTAACGATGTAATCCTTGACGAAATAAAAGATAATAGCCGCGACAACACCGGTTGAAGCAAGGCCAACCATACTTCTGCTCCCCTGTTCGTTAAGGAACCTGGGAACAGAGGTCGCGAGGCGATCTTGAATAGGTTTGCTAATAGCAGCGGCGGTACAGGCTGCGACGACGAGAGCGGTGAGCTGTTCATCGGTTAGGTTGAGAGGGTTCTTCTTCTCTGGTTGGGAGCCACCCTGCTGAGGGTTGGGGTACGCCGCTTGAGGCTGAGGAGCCGTCATTTGTGGCATCACACCTTGCATCCTGGGTTCGTCGGTCATCATGGGGGGCTCCATCATGATGTCATTGATGGGGGTAGAATCCATCGTCGTCTCTTTACTTTGATGTATATTTTTTTCATGTGCAAAAGACGTGGATGGATTGTCTTGAATGGGAACCATTCCATCACCATCATCCGCCAAATTCATGGTATTCACGTGTTCTGAAGCCATTTAATATAGCTACATGTTTTTCAATTCAACACTCAACGCGTCTTTGTGATTTTCAGATTTGTCTTTTTTGTTGCCTTCTTGGCGTCTTCCTCTTTCTGTTGAGAATGTTTAGGGTTATACATCTTCTTGTGAAGTTTCCATAGATCCGGGCCACCAACTCTAAAGTTCTTTCGCACTGTCGCCTTGTACCAAAACACACAATCCTGTATCTTGTTAGACTTGACTGTATTGTCTAACACGAGACACTCGTAATTTTCTGTACATGCGTCCATGACCTTACAAAACATATCAAAGGATGGGAAGATACCAAAAAAAGACTTATACAATTTTTCCCTATTCTGAATAATGTTTTCCCTGAGGATGAAGACATAATCAACATTCGCACGCAAGGCTGGTGGGAGGTCCATCACGTACTGCATCGTGAGCATGAAGAAGATTTTCCAGTGACGACCATTCATAAAACATTGTCGAATACATGTATCTTTTAGAAACTTCGAATCGTACATACAATCATCCAGAAGCATGAACGCTCCACAATTTTGTTTACCGGCACCCACCAACTTCCGCTGTCTCGCCATCACTCGTTCTATAGCATCTCGGTCGTAGTCACCATAAATGAACAAGTCGGGAATAAACTCAGAATAAAAATGGTTACCCTCTTCAGTTCCTGAAAGAACAATTCCTGCTGGAAGATGTTTCTTATGATACATGATGTCCTTTACGAGGGTTGATTTACCTGTATTACGCTTACCAATAAATACAATTACCTTATCATCCGCAATTGATTCAGGTTTGAATTTCTTCAACTGAAGGTTCATTCTATTGTACTATCTCGTTTTATTTAGCATAATTTTACTCATACCAATTATTAAAGATGAACATGCAGACTGGTTTCGGTGATGATGGTGATGCAATGATGGAACGGTATATTTCTGACATGTTTAATATCATCCAACCCGTTATAGAAAAGAGTGCTTTACTCGCCGCTGAGTATTGCAAGGCTTGTGGAAGAGATATACTTCTTTCAGAAGACATGGAATATGCGATGAAGTACTGTGCGATGAACACAGTTGGTCAAACAATTGGGTCTATCGTACCAGAAATATACGATGACGAAGATTGTGAAATAGAAGAGGTGGACCCAGGGGACTGTCCACCATTCGAGAGATATTCAGGTCCTGATCCAGATTTTATCCAGGTGAATGAGGCGTACGATAGATGGGATAACTGGATCCCTCAAAACCCGACAGAAAAGTTGTTAAAAAATGCTGTTAATAGTAATGAGTACATGGGAGCCTGATAGTTGGTCATTCTCGTATAAAGGATTCAAGTCTTATGATTCGGATACAGGCTCTAGTGAAGATTCATCAGACGATGAACAAATCTTTTCGAAAACAAAAACAATTAAAACAAAAAGATTTAAAAAGATCGTAGAACAACAGGACCTATTACCTGAATAATTTTCCTAGTGTAATATATAAAATGTCCACGATTAGCGCCGCCCGTAAGACTGTCGATCTCGTTACCCAGGAACTTCAATCCCAAACTCTCAACTCCATCGTTGGTGGTTTCTCCTTCGCCGCTGCGATGTCCTGGATGGATCTCATCCGATGGTTCATCACCCAGCTCGTGAAAGTTCCCAAGAACAGTGGGTCCCAATACGCGCTCACCGCTTTGTTGACTACCCTCATCTCGGTAATCGTCTTTCAGATCATCTCCCGTATTAACGGTAAGGTGAAGAAACCCGCGCAACCCGTATTTGCTATCACTCGCTAATCGGTGGTTGGTATCTTTTAGGTTGTCGTTTCATAAGTAAAAGTAATATAAGACCGATGAATACAATCACAGTAATGTAGGTATATTCTTTCTTCCATCTATAAACATTCTCCACTACTTCGGGAATGCTTATAGGTTTTTCTACCACTTCTTCAATTGGAACTTTTGTTAAACCTTCAAGTTTGTCTGTTGAACATTTTATCTCAAACTTTAGAACGTGATCAGTGTTTCCAACTTCATATGTCGTGAGAACACCATTATTCATGTATAAAAATTCAATTCCAAGATTTTTGATCATCTTTTGTGGTCCTGAGTGAAATCGGTGTACGAGGGGATCATCAAAACCGTTGAATGTTATATTTGTTGTACCATTAAGAAGGATATGACCCGTATAATGTGGTGTTCCCTTCTGTAAGCCATCGTGTGGTCTTCCCACATACACAGATTGATTAAGTTCATCGGATCCAGAAGATAACCTAAGAATTAAAGAATTTGGTG